GACTACTGCTTTGGCTGACGGCCAGGTGGTGGGGGTGGGCATGGCTCAGTTCCCTTCGCCCTCGGTGGTCTTGGTGTCCTCAGGGTATCGGCCGTACTCGGTGGCCACCAGACGCGCGTCACGGTCGAGCCGCCGCGCCTCCATGGCTAGCCCCATCAGCTCGTCGGCCTGCTCGTGCTTACCCTCGCCGCGCAGCGCCTCAGCGGCGGCCACGGCCTTGCCGAACTGATCGGGGGTGATGGCCGGCTCGCGCTCGGTCGGCTCGGGCTGCTTCGGTTTGGCGGTCACGGTGGGCTCCTACTGGTCCAGCGGGGACGGAAGGTACTGCGTGTAAGTGAACAGGATGCGCCCGCGCCGGAAGCACGCGCCGGAGACGTCCACGGGGTCCTCGTGCTCAGTGCGGATGCCGCCGGCGCGGGGATACTCGCCGACCTGGAGCACGACGTCGGGCCGGCCGAAATCCCGTCCGGAACCGCGCAGCCCGTCCTTGATCGCCTCCACGATGCGGTCGTAATCGTCCTCCGACGCCTCCCACAGCCCGGCCTCCCCGCCGATGTGGGACAGCTCGAACTCCATGTCCAGGTGCAGCAGCTTGCCGCCGGGGTCGTTGTCGCCGGCATAGGCGAGCCGGTCCTCGGAATCCGACGGAATCGAGATCGACAGCTGGGCGTGGAACTGGCCGCTGGACAGCACCGAATCTTCCCAGCTGATCCCGTCCGGGCCGGTCTGGCTGGCGTGGACGGCCTCCAGCCCGTCGATGCGCTGCGCCCTCAGCCAGTCCCTGGCCGCGTTGCGGGCCAGCTTGCGGTTATTGCCGCCCGGGTTCGGCGACGGGTACCACGGCGTCGTCACGCGACCACCGCCGCGTAGTTGGCCAGGATCGCTTCCGCGGCGGCCATGTCGTCGCCCGCGCCGAGCGGATCGCGCTGGCGCTGCGCCCCCGAGGCGGTGGTGGACGCCGAGATGTTGCCGACGCTGGACTGCTTGACGATCGCCCGGATGATCAGCGCCACGGCGTCCAGGAAGCTGCCGGGCAGCGCGCTGACCATCGTCGGGTAGCGGTCGCTGTTCGGCACGGCGTACGGCAGCGGTGGGCAGCCCACCGTGCCGGCCCCGTAGCCGAGCCCGTTGCTGGCCGTCGAGACAGCGCCCGCGGTGAACGTGAACCGGTTCCGCCCGGCGTACACGGTGAGCACGGTGCGCCCCTCGATGATCCCGGTGGTGTCGTCCACGGCGATCGAGGTGTCGTTGGCGGCCGCGGCCGCGGTCAGGAACGCATGGGGGTAGCCGTTGACGTAGGTGTACCGCGCCCATGCGCCGTCCATCGGCGCGCCGACCGAGCCGAACTGGATCGGGCCCTGGCTGCTCATGAGCGGCACGGTGAGTCCCACCGGCACGTCGAAGCTGTTCAGCTTCACCCCGACGCCGGACAGGCTGCCCAGTGCGGCCAGGTTCTGCGGCCCGCTGCCGATCGAGAACGCCGTGAGCGCGATCACCGGCGTGTACCGGGGGTGGATGCGGGCGTAGCCGTCGCGGTCCACCCGCACCTGATCGGTCACCGTGTCCGCGGTGGCGTGCAGCACCTGGAAACACAGGTCGTTGGCGCGCTGGCTGGCGTCCCAGATGATCTGCATGAGCGCGGCGTCGTTGTCGGCCGTGCCGCCGCCACCGGGCACCAGCCGCGTCACGTCCACGCCGCGCCGCCGGTTGGTCTGGAATTCGCCGAGCGAGAAGTACGGCTTGGTCTGCTGCTGGCTGGTCGCGCCGATGGCCACCACCGTGGACGTGGTGACCGCCGGTTGCACGATCAGGGTCTCGCTGGCCGACACGGGATTGCCGCCGTACAGGCCTTCCCAGAGCGCCAGGTACTGCCCGCTGGTCAGCGAAGACGGCGCGGCGTACTCGGTGGCGTAGATGCCGGTGGCCATGTGCCCCACGCCCGCGGCCGACGGCCCGTAGACGGCCGTGCCGCTCGGGATGGCCTTGATGGTCAGCGTCGGTGTGGCGTCGAGATCCACGGGCACGGCGAAGCCGCCGAGCGCGGTCTCCCATTCGGACACCAGCGCCCCGGCCGCGCCGCCGGCCACCACTGTCACTGTCATGTCGCCCGCCTCGCTGAGAACGCATCGAATTGCAGCCAGGATAGAGCGCCCGCAGTGAACGACGACGTGAGCGTGCAGACGCCGGTCGTCGCGGCGATGGACAGGAACGCACCGGCCGCGCCGCTGCCACCGACCCGCACGTCCAGGATCAGATCCTTGTCGGGGCGCAGTGCGGTCGGCAGCGTGAAGATGGTGACGCCGCTGACGTAGTTCGTGGTGGTGGTGATGCGCCCCGAGCCCTCCAGCCGCCCGTACGCGCCGCGCCGGAAGCTGAACGGGAAATAGGTGCCGGAGATGTCGGCCGTCCACGCCGCGGCCAGGGTGATATCCGTGGCCGGCGTCGGGCCGGAGAGAACCCACGCACCGGGCGCTAAGGCCGTCAGGGCTGCCGCGGTCGCCGCGTTGGCTGCGGTCAGTGCCGCATTGGCCGCGTTGGTCGCGAACGCCTGTGCGGCGCTCTGGGCGGCCGCGGCGGCACCCTCCACGTCGGCTGTGACGTCGTCGGCGTCCAGCAGCACCACGCCGGTCTGATCGTTGACGCTGACCACGCCGGGGCCGGACACGATGCCGGTTGCCGTCATCGCACCACCCACTCTTCCCGCCACGGCAGACCGAGGCATTCGGCGAGCGCCGCGGCGGCTGCCGCCCGCTCCGCTGGCGTGGGCCTGTCGTCGCGCCTGATGGCCAGCGCCAGATCCCACGCTTCCAAGTACTGCTCTACCGTCAGGTGCTCATCGCGTCGCGGGGTGTTCACCCTCAATCAACGATGATCTTTCCCGCCTGTCGTACCACGATCTCGCCCGGCACGGTCTCGGTGATCTTGATCCACGTGTACCAGACGCCCGCGGCCAACTGGATCGCACCCGATCCGCTGCCCACCAGCACGCCGGCCGAGTAGGTGCCGATGATGGAGACGTTCCACGGCGCGGCCGTCCAGGTGGTCGGCGCGGTGTTCGGATCCTCGCTGAAGCCCACCGCCGCGGTGTAGCCGTCCGTCATGTCGACCGGACGGCCCTCCGCATCAGCGAACACGCCCACGCGCACCGTCTCCAGTGACGCCGAGCTGAGCCGCGCAGGTGCCTGGAGCATAATCACCCATTTCAGCGTCGGGGAGTCGATGTCGATCGCGGGCAGGGACATTGCTCAGCGCTTCCAGGAACCGTGAACGCAGGAGACGGCATCGAACGGCAGCGCGTCCCACCCGCCGGTGAAGCACCCCAGCCCGCACAGCTCGCCGGCGGGGGCGGCGGTGACGCCGTCGGCGGCCGCACGGGCTGCGTCCAGGTCGCCGGCCACGGCCAGCCGCGCCACGTCCTCGGGCACGCCCAGCTTGACCAGCGCCCGCACGGCACGGCGGTCCGCCTCTTCGTTGATCAGCTGCTCGGTCGCCTCGGCGTCTTCGGCCAGCATCGCCTGCCCCTGCTTGCTGGCGCTGGTCTTGGTGCTGGGCGTGGCAGGTTCGTCGGAACTCTCCACGCTGATGTTCGATTCCACCGCGGCGAGCCCTGCCTCCACCTTGGACTTGGGGCGCTCGGGCACCAGCGCGTCGGCGTCCAGCTCGGGCGCGGCCGGAACCTGCTTCTTTGCGGTCATGATCAGTTTCTCCCTACGAGAGACAGGCCGAAAGTGACATCCGTGGCGACGACAGCGCCGCCGTACACGGTACGTACCCTCGCCTGCTTCGTCAGAACCACGGGCGTGGCCGTGGCCGGCCCCAGATTGACGCCGGAGACCACCGCGCCCGTGATGGCCGCGGTGGTGTACGCCGGATACCAGATGCCGTCGGCACCCAGGATGTCGACCACGAAAGTGATGTTGGGCGTGGTGCCGCCGTTGAACGCGACCACGTTCCAATCCAGGCGCAGCAGCGACACATTGGTGGTGTCGACCGCGAACGGCGTCGGCGCGGCCGTGCGGACGGCTACGGGCAGGCCGTAGAGGTTATCTGCGCCCACCGTCACACCTCCCGCGTACAGGCGGAGCCGCAGCGGCCGCAGGTGGTGAAGAACGAGCCGTGCCCGCATCCGGTGCAGCGGTAGCCCAGACCGCGCGCGGTCGGACCGGACAGAGCAGGATTCGGCAGATTTCCGGCCCGCAGGTGTGCACGGGCGTGGTCTTCGCGCATGTCGGCATATCCATTGCGGAAATCGTAGGACGTGCCGTTGATCGTCGTACCGACCTGCCGTCGGTCCTCGGCCATGACGCGTGTCACGTCATCACCGTCACGTTCGCCGCGGTGCCCAGCAGCGTGTTCAGCGTGGACGCCAGCGCCGCCACGCCGGACTGAAGGCACGGCACGCGCAGGCACCAGGGGCCCGCCGTGACGACCAACCCGCCCGGCAGGCTGTCGTTGATGTAGTCGGCGTTCGCGGCCGACAGCGCGCCGACTGATGTGTTCGCGGCCGCCAGCGCGGCGACGATGCCCGTGCGGCTGAACCGCGCGGCACCGGCCGCACCGTAGGCCGGTGACACCTCCACGTAGGTGGCGACGCTGCCGACCAGCTCCACCCCGTCGGGGTCGGTGGCCCGCAGGTACTGGACCTTCATGCCGTTCTGGCCCGGTGTGGCCGTGACGATTGCAAGCGTGCGCATGACATCACCCTCCTATTCGATCTCGGGGACAACGCCCGCGCTGTATGCGGGGCAGCGCGGGCGCTGTCATCCGTGAGTATGTCAGGAGTTGGTGACGCCCAGCAGCAGACCGGACCACGCCGGCGCGATGTGCTCCATCGTGCCGATCTGGTAGGTGCTGGTGTCGTAGGTCATCTGGATGTTCGGCCAGTCCACAGCCATGTAGTCCTGCACGTTGACCATGTTCACCGGCGCGCCGACGCGCGAGTCCGGCACCGGGATGCGGGTCGAGCGGATCAGCGCGCAGCCCAGCGGCATGAACCGGTGGACCTTGAGCGAGATCGTGCCCTGGGTGGCCGGGTTGACCTGCGCCGTGACGGCCGCGCCGATCGTGATGCCGTTGTCGCCGGCGACCACGTTGGTGCGGTAGCCGCTGGCCGCGCCGTTGACGCCGCCGATGCGCATCAGCTGGCTGTACGCCTTCATCATTGCGCCGGTCATCCACACTTCGGACGGCTCGGCACCGTTGTTGACGTACATGTTGGTCAGCGCGGTGTCGATCTCCGTGCCCGGCGTGGTGGTGCTCCACGCGCCGTTGACGCGCTTGAGGTAGCCGGTCTTGGTCGGGTCGGACTGGACGGTCAGGAAGCCGTCGTAGGACTGCGCGCTGAAGCTGGAGTCGGTGCCCAGCGTCGTGGTCGCGGTCACCGAGTAGCTGGTGAACGTGTACGTGTTGCCGGAGAACGCCGTCTGGAGCGTTGCGTTCGCGATGCCGGTCGTGGTGCCGACGTACAGGTTGTAGTACAGCGCGCCGACCGGCTCGGTGCCGATGGTCACGGTCACAGTGGACGTCGCGCCGGTGGTCGCCTGGCTGACCACGGTCGAAACCGCAGACTGGCCGAAGCCGGTCACGGCGGCCACGTACACGTAGTAGGTCAGCGCGGCCAGGGTGCCGCCGGTGGTCGCGGTGCCGGTGGTGACGCCCGACGGCGCGGCGACGATGCCGGAGTAGCCGATGGTGGTCGCGCCGCGGCCGTACAGGATGCCGCGCTCTTCGCCCTGGAGGTGCGCCCACAGCAGCGCGGTGTGCGACAGGCCGCGCACGTCATCGAACCCGAGACCCTGGAACTGGGTCTGCCAGGTCACCGAGTCGGACAGGCCCAGCTCCACGTAGCCCACCGACTGGTCGTCGCCGGTGTAGCTGATCTTCGCCGGGCGGTTGAGCGTCAGGTTACCGGGCCCGCCCCACGTGCTGGTCTGCGTGCTGGAGCTGAAGAACGGCGAGACGTTGGCCGCGCCGCCGGGCACGCCCGCGTTGGAGAACGACAGGATGCGCTTGAACTTGCGCGCGTTGCCCTGGCCCTTGATGCGCGGCAGCGAGTTGCGCAGCGGGGTCTCGCGCGGAACGAGCACCTTGGCCGGCGCTTCGAGGTCGTACGGGGTCAGGCCGGTGCCGCCCACGGGGGAGCTGGGCGTCCAGTCCTTGTTGATCGTGCCGACGGCAGCGCGCAGCTCGGCAAGCTGCTGCGACAGGCCCTCCACCGCCTCGGCACCGACGGCCTTCTCGATGGTGCCGATGCGCTCCAGCAGGTCGATACCGCCGGAGCGGTCGATCATGGTGCGCGTCTCGGGGTTGTAGCCGTTGCGGCCGGCGTCACGGTCACCGATGGCCTTGTTCATCGCGGTCTTGTAGTTCTCCAGCTTCGCGACCTGCTGCGCAGCGTCGGCAGTGGAGAACATGTCATAGAGCAGCTCGGACATTGGATGGCTCCTAGGGAGAGTCACCCCTATGCGGCAGCCTGCCTTTCGGCGGCGATCCGGTACGCCTCGGCCACCGACGGATCGAGATCCGGGCGGGCGGAGATTTCGGTGTACCTCTGGATGGCCTGCTGGGCAGCGGGCAACGCAAGCGGGGCGGAAACGGTCTTCATCAGAACGGGTCCGCCGGGGATCGGCTTCGAGCTGATCTCCGCCACTTGTGCCGTCAGGCTTGCGACCTGACCTTTTAGCACCTGCGTAGCCTCTGAGACTGCCTTTTCGATCACGGCTGCCCCTACGATAACAGCCTCACCTGTTGACGTGTCAACAGCCTTGGTCAGCGTCACGCCGCGGCCGCCGAACATCTTCGCCAGCGCGGTCACCGCGTCGATGAGCAGGTGCGGGTCGTGGTCGGCGTCGAAATCGCCCATGGCCAGCTGCTCCAGCTCGGAAATGGCCAGCTCGGCGAGCACGGCCACCGCCTCGGCGTCGGCGTCCACGTCGGCCACGTCGACGCTCTTGGTGATGTCGCCGGCCAGGACGTCGCGCATCAGCCGCTGCGCCTCGCGGTGCTCCGCGGCACTCAGTCCGCTGGTGAGATCGAGCGCCTTGTCGTAGGTGCCCATGCGCCGCCGGTGCTCGCCCGCCTCCAGCCCGCGCCCGGCCCGGCCCGCGGCCACCGCGTCCTGCGCGTGCTCGGCGTCGGAGCGCTGGCGGTGCTTGCGGTCGTCGTCGCGCTGCCTGGCCTGCGCCGCACGGCGCGCCTTGCGCTGGGCGGCCAGCTTCTTCGCCTCGCTGCTCTCGCCGGTCTTACCGTCGCCGTCGGAGTCGCGCGGCTTCTTACCGGGCTTCGGACCGTTGAGCAGCGTCTCCAGCAGCCCCTTAGTGATCATGATTCCGGCGGTACCGGGCAGCTCCAAGGCCTTGGCCAGCCCCTCGGCATCCTCGATCAGCTCCGGGCCGACGTCGCCGAAATCGTCGGCAGTCTCGCGTGCGTACTCGGCGTCGAACTCATCGAACAGCGTCAGGCCGTCGCCATCGTCGTCCAGCTCGTCACCGTCCACAGCGCCGTCCACATCCTGCGAATCCGCGGCTTCATCGTCGACATCGATCGATCCTGCGCCGTTGGTGTCGACGTCGTCAAGCACGTCGCCGTGGTCGTCCACCGCCAGCAGGTCCGTGCCGCCCACGGACTTGGCGATGGTGATCAGGCCGTCGGGATTGCACGGGCGATCCACCAGTGACACTTCCGCCACGTCACCGCCCATGATCACGCCATTCTTGGCGTGGCCGGCCGCCTTGCCGCGCAGCACCTGGCCGTTGCGCACGCCGATGGAGTAGCCCTTGAGCACCTTCTTCTTCACCTTGTCGACCGTGCCGGGATCGACAACATGGGACTTGAGCCACCACTTGCCGCTGTCGTCCTCGGTCAGCTCCACCCCGACACCCGCGGCGATCGGCCCGTGCTGTTCGCGCACGTTGCCGAACTCGAACCACTTCGGCATGGCCTTGCGCAACCACGCGGGGTCGCACGCCTGGCCGTCGTGGTCCACGGTGGGGCTGGTGGCGACGCCGTACACCATCAGCGAGCCGTCGGGCTGCTGGTCGTACTTCACGATGTCGCCCACGTAGCCGTAGGTCAGCTGCTCGCCCATTTTCGCCCTTTCAGGGTGGTGGTGCTCATGATGATAGATCCTGTGTGAGCGCGTCCAGCTCGGCCATAAAGTCCACGTCGGCGTCCACCACCGGCACCAGCGCGCAGCGACACCGTGGATGGCCCGGCGGGTGAAGGTCGCCGCTCGGGAACGGCTCACCGATCGGCACTGGCCCGGCGTCCTCATTGCGGCCGCACTTCGGACACACCCGCTGGTCGAACGCCGTCATCCACTCCGACGCGCCGAACCCCGACTCGGTGTAGCCGGCCAGCGCCGCAGCCGACATGGCCCGGTTCGTCTCCGTCCACGCCGTCGTCTTCGCCCACACCGCGTTGTCCAGCACGCCGCGCAGCGCGAGCGCGATCTCGTCGATGGTGCGGCCCTGCTCCAGCCCGTCGGCGAGCACCATGGCGATCTCGTCCAGGCGCGTGGACGCCACGGAGTCGATGGTCACCCCGGCGCGCTCCAGCAGCTCCAGTAGGCCGACGTCGGCCCCGTCCTCGCTCAGCACCAGCCGGGCGGCGTCCGGGCGGCCGGGTACGAAACGTAACCAGTCGACCGAAGCAACCACGGCGTCGTCGCGCACGTCGTGGCCCGCCTGCACGTGCTCCACGATCGCCTCGGCCGACAACGCGCCGATCTCCCACCCGTCAGCCATGATGTTGCGCAGCGGAGCGTCCAGTGCCTGCCGCACGTCATCGGTCACGCCGCGGCGGGCCAGCCAGTCCAGCACGTCCCCCGAGGTGACGCCCGTGACGCCGCGGCGGCCGCTGCGGTGCCACATCGCCAGCGCCGCCACGAGCGCGCCCACGCCGACGGCAGCACTCAGCGCGCTGGCCAGCGCCAGGGCACCGGCGGCGGCCGCGGCGACGTCGACAGCCCAGCCCGGCCAGCGCAGATCCCCTGGCGGGACCGGCTGGCCGGGCGGAGGAGTGGTCGGCGGCGTCACGCCGGGATCACTTCCACTTCGATCGTGCGCGGGTTCTTCTGGCCGCGCCGCCACGGGCCGGTGTCGCTCACCACGCGCATCCGCAGACCGCGCTGGAGCAGCAGTTCGGCTTCGTAGCGGCCGTCGGACAGCTGGACGGCACCGACGCCGGCGGGCACCCGCATCACGATCCGCGCCGCGGCGCGCCGATTGCCGCCGGTGGCCAAGAAGGTGTCAGCCTTGTCCTGGATAGTGCTGGTGGACTGCGGTGCGGCGTCGGTCCACTCGTGGCCGACCAGCTTCCTACCCGCGGCCGCACCGAACACCGCCTCCACGTCGCCGATGGCCCGGTGCGTGACGATCGGCTGCGCCAGCCGCGATTCGCCCATGACGCGGTCGATCTCGCGCACCGTGGCGTCGGGCGCTCCGCCCTGCCGCAGGTGCCGGTTGATCTCCGTGAAGGCCTTGCCTCGGTAGCGCTCGATGGCCGCCGCACCCTTGGCGTCGATGCCGCGGGCCCCGCCGCCCTCCACGCCCTTCGGGGCGGCCGCCAACGCCGCGTCACCGGTCAGCGGCGCAGCGCTGGCGGCGTCAGCTTTTGGGCGCGCTGCTCCGCCCTTCGGCGCAGCCAGGGGTGCCACCACGCCGTCATTGAGCCGCATCGTGCCCTCAATGCCCTGATCCTCCCGGCGGGCCCGGAACACCTTGCCGGACTTGCCTCGGGCGTCCACCTTGGCCTTGCGGGGCTTCTCCAGCACCTCCCACGCGGTGCCGTTGTGCTGCAACCTGGTGCCGGGCACGATCTGGTCGTTGGTGACGGTGCCGTGGTCCTGGCCCACCTTGGACGGGTTGGCGACGCTGGTGGCCATGTTCGCGGCCATCATGTCGCTGACACTCGGCGCGGCCGCCGGTGCCGCCACCCTGGCAGGCTTCGGCGCGGGCGCAGCTGCCGGCTCATCGGCCTTCATTCGGCCGTAGAGCACGTCGCCCAGCTCGCGCAGGTCGTCGTGGTGCTTCGGCGTGGTGCTGTTGCGGTAGGTGTTGGCGCGCAGGTCCGCGGCCAGCCCCTCTTTGTCGATCTTGTCGCCGGGGATCACGGACGACGTTCCGTAGCCGAGCCGGTGACCGAAAACGTGGTCTGCCTTCATCTCGGTGCCGTCGGGTCCGTCGCTCATGCTCCGCACCTTGGCCACCTTGCCCTCGCGGGTCACGCCGGTCACCTCGTACGTCTCGTACGTCTTGCGGTTCGCGTGCGCCGCGCCGCCACCGATGTAGCTGTTGTCGGTGCGCTCGATCACGTAGACGTCGCCGCGCTTAGCCGCCTCGCCCGCCTTGCGCTGCAACCCCTTCAACCCCGCAGCGCGCGGCGGCAGGGTCGGGCGCTCGGCCTGGCGCGCGACGATGGTCTGAGTGTCGCGCGGGACGGCACCGAGGCGCGTCTCACGGTCCATGCCCCAGATAGTGCGGCTGCCCACGGCGTCCGGGCGATCGGCGATCATGCCGATCTGCTCCCAGTTGTTCAGCCCCTCGTTCCATCGCCAGTCGCCGGCCTGCACCTGGTCGCGGTCCATCTTCATGGACGGATCGACGTTGCGCGGCGCGACGGTCTCCACCGTCGGCGCGGGCTTGTTCGCGTTGGTCACGTGATCGCGGATCGCGGTCAGGCTGGCGTCGCTCGCACGCCCGTCCTTGATGACCTGGCTGGACATGCGGCCGTAGCCGGTGTCGCGGTTGCCTTTGAACGTGTGGAACGTAGCCTTGAAGCCGGTCTTCATGTCCGGGCTGACGGCCTGGACATTGAAGTACGGCGAGCCGCCACCCGCGCCGTGGCTGGACATGTGCGACACCATGACGATCATGCCCTGCGCGTCGGCCAGCTCGATCAGCTCGCGCGCGGCCTTGGTCGCCTGCACGGCGGCGTCGCCGCGGGGCGTACGCTCCAGCGTCTCCAGCGCGGTCAACATCGTCTCGTGCTGCCTGCGCTCGGCGTCGTCCAGGTCGGTGCGCGCCAGATATGCGCGCTCGCTGGCAAGGTCGCGCTCCAGCTCGGCACGGTTGGCAGCGAAGAGTGCCGCGTGCTGTTCGTCCAGCTTGCGCGCCGTCTCGCGCAGTGCCGCCTGACGCTCAACCGGCGCGCCGTCGATCCCGGTCACGCTGCGCGCCGTCGGGCCAGCCTTGCCCGTCTCGGCAGCGGGGACCGGCGTCGGGTTGGGTGCGGGAGTCCCGCGGGCTGCACGCGCCGCGCGCTCTGCTTCGTTCGCGCGGCGTAGGCGATCCTCGGCCAGCGCGTCTTCGGCGATCTTGTCTCGCTTCGGCTCGATCTGGATCAGGTGCTGCGGGCCCGCCCCGAGATCGATCGCCGCGGCGTGGTCGGCATCGCTCAGCGTTTTCTGGTTGTCCTCGGGCACCAGGTTGACGCCGTCGAACCGCAGCGCCATGGCGCTGATCGTCGCATCCTGCTCGGCCTTGGTGCCGCCCAGCTTCGCGCGCAGGTCACGCATCGACACCCACGCGCCGGGCTGGTCGGCCAAGGATTCGATGGCGGCGCGCGCGTTGTCCTCGGTCGGAGCGGGCGCGCTCAGCGCGTGCTGCGCCGCGGCCAGCTCCACTTCGGCCGCGTTGAGCCGCTGGCGCATCTGCTCCGAGTCGGTGGTGATGCGGCCGCGCAGCGCGTTGATGCGCGCCGCGGCGTCGTCGCGCTCATTGACGGCACGGCCGTAGCGCTGCCCCTCCGGAGTCATGGCCTGCGCGCTGGTCAGCCTCAGGCGGCCGTCGGTGGCCGCGGGGGTGGCCGGCTCGGCGTTGCGGGACGACATGAGCCAGCCGTCGGCCTCGGCATCGCCCTTGTCGGCGCGTGCGGCCAGCATGTCGACAATGGCATTGATGCGCTTCTGTCGCGGGCCAATGTTGGTGTGCCGACCAGCATGGCTGCTGGTCGCTTGGTCGTACTGCGCCACCAGGTCGGCCGTGCTCAGCCCATCGAGCCGATCGGCACGCACCGTCGGTGTGGTCGGCGCGGCGTCGCCCTTGATGCGCACGAGACGCTTTTTGTAGCTCGGCGTGGCGGGATTGGGGTCGTTGTAGATCTCCACCAGTCCGGCGCGCTCCAGCGCGGGCACGCTGTTCACGTTGAATCCGCGCTGCCCGGCCACGTCGGCGTAGAACACCTGATCGGGGTTGGCGCGCATCGTGGCCAGCGTCTTTTCCTGCGCCGCGGTCAGCTTCGGTGCCTCGGGGGTCGTCATGACCCCGAGTGTAGTTGACGCGTTGTCGACGTGTCGAGTCCGGTCTGAGCTGGACGCTTCGGGATTCTCGGCCTCCCACTCCGCCAGAGCGGCCAGCCGCCGCGCCTCCATCGCCTGCGCGTACTGGTCGGCGCGCTGCGCCACCTCGCGCTCGCGGGCGGCGTCCGCCTCGGCCTCGCTGTCGAACGGAGTGGAGGCGAACTGCCACTGGCCGCGCACCTGGCGCGGCGACTCCAGCGAGTCGCGGGCGCGGGTCTCCTGTTCGGCGCGCTGCTGGGCGGACAGCTTGAACGGCGTGGACAGCTCGGCAGGCGCACGGCTCGCGGCAGGTGCGGCAGGCTTCGGCGCGGCAGTAGCGCGGCGCGACGACGCGTCGCGGGCCAGGCCATCCAGCACCGCCTTGCCCGGCCGGTCCGGGCCGAGCGAATCGGCGCGCATGTGGCCGAGCTTCACCCACCGGCCCTTGCTGTCACGGGACTGACGACGCCAGCCGTCGTGGCCACCGGCCGCCTTCTCGATGTCCTCCTCGGCCACCCACGCCCACCCGTCGAAGTCGACGTCATCGGGCACGGCCATGCCGGGCCAGTCCGTCGGCTCCAGGGTCTTGCACAGGAACTGCCGGCCCCGGCTGCGGTCCTTGCGCCGCCAGCGGGTGTACGCAGCCATTTCCAAGGCCTTCTCGGCGTCCTGGCCGGACAGCTCTTCCGCCTCGGCGGCCGCGGTCTGCTCGGCGATCTCGCGGCCCTGCTCGCCGGTGGCCAGCTGGTCTTCCACGAGCGCCTGCTCGGCCTCGATCTTCGCCTCAGCCGCCTTGGCCATGCCCTCCAGCGGGATCCAGCCGGTGCCGACGAACACCATGGGCATGTCGGCCTCAGGGATGGTCAGCGGCGGCTTGCCGATCTCGCGCCGCTCATCGTTGAGCGTGATCGTGGCACGCTCGCGGCGGGACTTGTTGACGGCATCCTGCTCGGCGGTGTCCTCGGATTCTGCGCTGGTGAACTTGAAGCAGATTTCGGGCGGACACCTGAGGAAGTCGTGCGACAGTTCGTTGATCATCTCGGCGACCATGCGCTCATCGGGGCGCTGCCCGACGCGCTGCTCCACCTCGGCCTGCCCCTCGTGCATACCCGAGTTGCCCAGCCCCTGTGTCTCGGTGAAACCCAGCTCGGCCATGGTCACGCTGAAGTGGCCGGCCAGCATCTTCGTCAGGTGGAGATCATATTCGGCCTTGTACTGCTCGGGGACGGTCGGCATGGCCATGGGCTTCATGCCGGGCGGGGACATCTTGGCCCGGTTGCGGCGCTTGGTGTTGCCGCGCAGCAGGTCGTTGAGCGAGTCCTCCCACTCCTGCCGCTGGCGGGGGTTCATGCCGTCGATGGCGTTGTTCTGCGCCCCGTAGCCCTGACCCTTGCCGTCGGGGACCAGCCACAGCACCGGCCCCACGCCGTCGTCGTACTCAGCGATCATCCAGCCCTGGCGGGCCAGGTACAGCTTGGCACTGATGAGCGCGTTCTCGACCGCGCTCAACCCGTACGGGGTGAAGCTGCGCACGTTCTCCACGCCGTAGAACAGCTGGTCAGCGAGATAGCCGCCCTCCATCAGCGCATTGCCGTCGGCGTCGGTGCCGGCCACGGTCGCGTGGAACTCGCCGCGCGGGAAGCCCTGCAAGTTCTGCTGGAAGGCCGGGAACGGCGGAGACGGGCGCACGCCGCGGTAGTCCAGCAGCGGCTTGATCGTGGTCGCGTCGACCACCTCCAGGTCGAGCACATCACCGCCGTACGTGGACCGCGGGTAGATGGCCACGCCGTCGAGCACGAGGTGGTCCTCGATCACGCCGTTGAGCCACTGGCCGAAACTCCAGCCGTTGGACTTCCACGGGTGCGCCCAGAACTCCTCCATGCGCTTGATCTCGGGAAGGAACTGCTCGCGCAGCTTGC